CAATTAATGTTCCAAGCATCTTCTCATCTAAGCAATCAAGACCTTTGATGTTAAGTTTGTATTCTTTGAAATCTTCGTATTCATCATCGTTCATCTTAAATCCCCTCATCTTCGTATGGAACTGGAACCCAGCCAAGTTTTAAAAAATCTTCTTCAATCTCATCTGATACTATACCTTCGGGTGCATATTTTTTGGAACCGTCTTCGTCACCATTTCCTAATCCGTTGCCGATTCCACTACAGTACCAATCCAAATAATCACCTTGTTCAATTAATCTTGCAACTAAACCACCTGCATAGCGCCAAGAACAACCCCAAGTTTCTTCTTTAAGAATAGGCCAAATCTCAAGTTTTTGCCACTCCATGTTACACAATGCCGCATAGATATTCTGTGCATAGGATTTATTGGCTTTTGCTTTTGCAATAATCCAATCACACTGCAATAAATCATTTTCTAAATTGGGTTCATTCACTTAACTTCTCCCAAATGTATTCTGATTCTTTAATGTATGCGATTGGCTTGATCCAACCATTACCCCAACATTCCATCAATAACTTTTGATATTCTTGTGGACAATGCTCTGTAATTTCAAATCCTGCACGTGGGGTAACTGTTAATCCACTTTTGATGTACCAATCAATATCACCTGGTTTGATTGTTTTGATTTTAAATTGTGTATCTGTTTGTTTAAACTTCATGCCCACCTCAACAAAAACCATGCCTTCTTTGCATCTGATTCAAATGAAAATGTTTTACTGTATCTGTTATAAAACGCACCATATTCTTTTGTTAACCAATCGTTGATTGATAAGTCGGACTCCCAATGAATGTTGTCATAATAGTAATCAACAATTTTTTGGTACAATGAAAGAGTATCAGACATTCACTGTTTCCTCAAGCTTACCTGTATATGGCTCGTTCAACCAACGTGCATAAGTGTCCGCTTGTTCGCTAATCTTAGTCAACTCGTATTTGCCACAGAATTTCATAAAGTGAATACCAACTTGAGGGGTAGTAGTTCTACGTACATCATTACGAATACAATCATCAACTGCTTGTTTAATTTCGTCAGGCTGTGCAGTCAAGTCAATCAACATTCTATTACGCTGATAACAATCACGTACAACTTGTTCTTCACCGTTGTGATCCATCCAACGTTGTAACATGAAATTATTCCATTTGAAGCCCTGTTTGTCACGATCCTCATATGCCTCACGAATACCTACACGATTTGCAGAACCTTTTTCGGGAGCACGGGGATATGCAGTGAATACATTGTCCCCTGCGTCACCGCGGATAATTTTCTTAAAGAGCAGGTACTGTGGATCCTCTAACAGTTTGGGCTGTTTAGTTTTCTTATCTAGTATGGGCTTCCCTGTGTCTTTAAGATATCCGTTGAGTGTGATGAGTTCATTAGCTACACCATTATATTGAAAAACTTTATCAGTAATTAATTGCACGTAATCAGTATCTGTTGAAATTATGTAGTGGGTATCATCTGGATGTAAGTGAATAAAACGTGCAATCAAATCATCAGCCTCTGCTTGTGGATGCCTGAGTACACTAACGTTGGTCTTCTCTCTAATGTAGGTTGTGAACGCCTCATATGTTTGCCAAAACATTTCTGATTCTTCTTTTTCAGCCTCAGTGACCGACATTGCATCAACTACACGATTCTTTTTGTAGGGACCATATACGTCCTTACGCCAGCTTCGCCCCTCCAAGCAGAATACAACATGGTCAATACCATAGCGGCGTACTGCTTGATTAACACTAGCAAGTGTCAAGTGTAATGCCATGCCGATTTTTTCTTCTGTAGTGCTGTTATAGCTAGCAACATGCCTAGCACGGAAGAAGGTATTTGCAGTGTCAATGAGTGCGTATTTTTTTGTCATGTGTGTATTATATCAAGTTTGTGATTTACTGTCAATTTTCGAGGTACATTTCTGGACTAAGGTCAATGTATTTCCTTTTAACTCGTTTATCACCTTGATAGGGGAGCCATTCATCTTTGATAATACGAACGGGCAAATTAAGTTCTACGATTTTTTTGTTTACCCATTCTTGTACATCTTCTGCTGACAATCCTGATTCAGGGTCTAGTATTTCAAGTGTCCATTTATTACCTTTAAATACCTTCCACATGTGACGTTTCCATTCTGCTTTAAGTTTCTTTTCAATATCAACTATATCGGCTTTGGTACCGTAGTAAAGATATTTAAAAGATTGTAGTTCAGCAGAACCGGCAATGTAGTCAAAAATACGATTATGTACATTACCAGTAATTCCGAAGCCTACTTTACCGTTGTGTGTTAACACCATGATGTAAAAAAAGTAATTCATTATTTTGTTTTCTTTCTTGTAGCTTTAGGGATAACTACATTCTTCGTTTTGATTTGTGCTTTTACAGTAACAAATTGATTAATGTATGCAAGTTCATCGCTGGTAAGATAGTTAATCACATCAACTTTGTTGTGAACATACATTGTATTCAACGGTGCAATATCATATGTACCACCTAACATTTTGTAAACTTTGTATGCTACATATAATGCAACATTGAATGGAACGCTTGCATTTTTGTCAACAAATTGGTCATACCGATATTTTTTGTATGCTTTGGTAACACTACCCTTTAATTTAGGCATGCCTGAAAATACTTTTTGAACAACTGCGTGAAGGTCCTCTAAGAATTCTTCAAAGTCTTGTGTGTTTCGCAAAATATTTTCTTCTTCTGTCAAATCAAGTAATGTACCATAGAAACCGAATTCAGAATTGTCAACTGGTAAATTATTCCAAAATTTATTGCGATTAGAAAAAATAAATTCTAATTTTTCATAGTCACCATTCTTTGCCGCAGTTTCAACTGCATTCAAATGTGTGACAGCGCCCGGCATACCTGCATCATTGTGGTCTTCGGGCAAAGGTGTACATTCATAAGACTTAAGAATTTGAATCAATTTCGCAGTATGCAAGTATTTTGGATTCTTGCTACCATCTAAACGCACTGACAAATAATGTTGCTTCCAGTGGTCAAATGTTGTAATCTCTTTAGACATTTCACCGTTCAACAATGCAAATGTTTCACGTGCCTTACTACGATCCAATGTTTCAATATATGAAACTAGTACCGGGAATTTTTTCCAATCTTTTGCTTTCCAACCCTTCATCAACCCTGATGCAACAATCAATGCAACTACTGTGGCAGTATGTTGACCGTTTACCATAGTGTATTCTTCTTTACCGGGTGTCTTCACAGCCTGAATAGATTGTACACGTTGTTCGTCAAAGTAAGTGAAAATATGTGTAGCATGAGGTACGTCTAATTCACGTTGAATATCTTCGTCACTAGCCAAATCACCTAAGAGTACCATCTTAGTTACGGGGAAATTAGTTGGATCAAACAACAGAGCCAATTTTTGATAACGTTCAAGTGCTGACATAAAATCAATGTTGGTACCTGAGTTAACTTTGTTAACTAAATCTTCAATAGAAATTTGTGCGTACTGACCGGGCTTGCGTTCAAGAATGTTATTAATTTGACGACCATTTGGATCACGTTTCGCATAATCAAACACCAACGAAAATGTCGATTTGCGTTTGACGTTAACTACGGGTAGTGACTTTGTTCTTGCAAACTTAGACGATTTTACAACGGTTGCCATGAAAACTCCTATGAGTTATTGAATATGTGTATATTATATACCCGTATTCATTATTTGTCAACCTTTTTTATCTTCGATTAAATGTATACTATTGTTTAACCTTTTTTGTTTCTTTTCAGCTTCCCGTTTAATTGAGGCTAATCTAATTTTCTCTTTAGTTTCAGGTGATTTAGGCTTTCTCATTTTTTGTTTTGTTTCTTCGGAAAGTTTTTTTCTTTCTTTGGGAATTTTAATAGCAGTTGGATCTTTAACCTTGTATCCTTTTTTTCTATAGGTTTCTCGTAATGTCTCTCTAATTTTTTGTTTAGTTTCATCAGTAACTTCATGCCCCATTCTTTTTGCTCTACGTTTTTCAATAGACTCAGGAGAATTTATAGCAGAATTTTTATAAAATGCTTCTTTTAATTTTTGCTTAGTCTCATCTTTAATCGGTGGTTTATTTTTTGCGGCAAGGCGCAGTTTTATTTTAGTTTCTTCCGATACTTTTTTACCAATTTGGGCTTGACTAATTTTGATCCTTGTTTCTTCACTGATTACTGAATTTCTAGGCCATTTAATAGTTCCGTTATCTATTGCATTGCAAATTTCAATTGAAGGGCTATTACCAAATGCTTTTATCTGACGTTCTATCATTCCTCTAGATATACCGTTGGCTGTACCGGCTTGGTTAATATTTCTATAACAGATACCCCTGTATTCCACAACAGTATCAGGACGTATTGGTCCTACAAATGCATTTTTTGTTTTCTCCTCACGCTCTCTAATAGTTCTTTTAGCTCTAGCCTCTTTTAGTTTTGATTTATGAGAATCACTTAATGGTTTACCAGTTCTTGTTTCACTAACTTTTTGGCGTTTTTCGGGAGTCCAAGTTGCTTTCATTTTAGCAACAGTTTCCTCTGACATCTTTTTACCCTTGTTTACGGGAACCTTTCCCTTCAATGAAGCCGATATTTTAGCTCTAGCTTCGGATGATGGTGACCATGTGCCTTTATATCTATAAGTGCCGTTTTTCTTAGCAGTCGCAATCATTCTATCAATTTGCTCTTGTGGAATTACCTTTCCTTGATTAACCTGTCTTAATTTTTCTTTTTGTTCTTCAGACATTTTTATGCCCTTATTAGGTGGTGCTTTACCTAACCTACCTAGGCCCATCTTTCTTCTAGTTTCATCTGAGATTTCTTTCTCAGCCATCAACCGCTTTAATATTTCATATTTGCGACTAGAAATTCTCTCTCGTTTTTGATGTGGATTGTTGTTTGTGGCAAGCATCCACACTGCATATATCATTTTTCCCTTAAGTAAACCAGTTGTCATTCTAGTTAATAACCAATGACAAATAAAATGTTCTCTCGCAGTAAGCTCTACTAGATTTTCTTTTTTATTTGAGCCGCCAAATGATTTGGGAATAATATGATGCTTTTCTTTGTACCCGTCAAGAGTTCTAGTTTTTGCTCTGTCTATAATCTGATAATATATTTTTGTATATTTGTTATCTAAAAACACTCAACTAATCTCCGCTCTGCCATCACCCAAGTCACGGCGATTTAATGTAGGACGCATTAGGTCCGACTCTCGGTTGGTTGGATCAGCTTGTTGTTGCTCGTATACTTCAAGTACAACATTGCGACAAACTTGCGTCCACCAACGATCCACGATATCATTGTCAGTATCATCGGCACGTTTCTTGAAACCTGCTTTTACTAAATTCAATAAAAACTTATCATTCCAATCAAGTTCAAAGCTACCGTTATTGATGTTGTTAGGATCAATATCAACACTTAGAATAGCAACATAGGGTTCACCTGCTTGTGTTGCTTTTTCTTTAGCCGATAGTTCAACAACCTTTTTTGGTTTAGGCTCTTGCTTAGTCGCAGGCTTTGGTTCAGCCGTTACCTCAGGCTTCTTCGCAAATAAGTTCTTTAGTTTGTCTAACATCGTTCTTTACCTTATTTAAGTATGTATCATATAATTTAAAGCTGGCAAGATTTTTAGCTTTTGATTCGCACATGATATCAAAGTTATCATAGAATGTTAATGCCCAGTCGTTAACAGCCTCGTTCCAATAGTATATACTATGGGCACGTAGTTTTTGTTTATTATGTCCGGCAGCAATTAGCGTACCATGATCGGGTGCGATGTGTCTGTCATGGTCAACAAGTACATCTTCCCGAGATACGGAATAGTGCATAGTAGGCCTAACACCGCGCCAGCTATCAATAACCTTTTTAACCATGTCGTTATCGTGTTCAATGTATTCTCCAGTTTTAATCCAATGATGATGAATGTCCATTACGATTGGCAACAAGTCAGCCAATTCTAAACAGTCATCTAGCCCCCAGCTAATTTCTTCGTTTTCGATAGTAATACAATTACGTGCCTCTTGCGAGAGTTTGGTATAGGTTTTACGAATACCTTCAGGACCCTGTCGTCCACTGATATGCACATTGATTTTGAAATCTTGAAATGTTTTGCCATAGCCCATAAATCTTGCCATGTCTGCATGATACTCAAACTCCCGAATACTATTAGTTACAACTTCTTCTCTGTCACTTGCTAGAACAACGAATTGGTCTGGGTGCATACTAAGACGCACATTGTTAGCACGTGCAGTTTCACCTAAGGGCGCAAACATATCACTGAGAAATTTTTGATTGTTACTTGATTTCCAAAAGTCAAGAAATTCAGGATGTGTGTAAAAACTAAGCATATCGCTAGTAATACGTAGCATACGCAGACTTGGGTCAAGAGTACTAACTTTTTTGATTAGATTATGGGTATTAGTAATATTGCGTTGTGCAACCTCTAATATCTTATCTTCTGCAACAGCCCGAGTTTGGCGCTTTGCCCATGCAAGTGTAGTACCACCAGTGTTTAGTCCGTCAACACTAACAATCTCACCCTTGTGATTAACTTCTGCAAATTTGCAAGCAAAACCAATGCGTTTAATAGTCATATATATTGTGTAAAGTATTAGAAGTCTTAAGTATATCACTATTCATATTATGTGTCAACCGTCAATAATTCCTGGATTGAATAGAGTTTTTTCATATATTTTGAAGGATTTGCTAAAACAGATACTTCTATGTCACCCTGACGCCTAGGACCGTATAAAGTGAAGAATTTCACGTTATTTATGGATTCAAAGATTTGAACCATTTCTCCGACACTATGCCCAACCCCATGACCCAAATTCTCTAAATTGTTGCTAGGTTCTTCAATAGCAGTTTTTAGGGCATGACAAATCTCGTTCACATGAACATAGTCTCGTATGCAAGTTCCATCGGGTGTATCGTAGTCTGTACCAAAAATAGTAAAATCACCCTTGATTGGGGCTTGCATTAGATTATACATTAATCCATCGGGATTGGTTGGTTTGAACCCATCGCTACCAATCACATTGTAGAATCTAAATGTAGTAAATGGAACTTTATTAACTTGACAAAATTCTCTTACACAATCTTCTGTTGCCCGTTTACTAACACCATAAGCACTTTCACACTTTTCGGCTGCACCAGTACTAGCAAAGATAAAGTTCTTTGTTTTAATATGTTGTAGAATATTCAATGTACCAAACAGATTGGTCATGTAATAATCTGTGGGTTGTAATTCGCTCTCACCCACATTAACTAATGCGGCTAAATGAATGATAGCATCAAATTCTTCTTTAACCTTTAGTTGACTTTTGATATCAAGGTTATAATGTTTCTTAACTTTGAATTGAGGTCCTACTATATCTAGACCGTAAACTTCGTACTCGTCATTTAGCAACTTACTAAGATGACTACCAATATAACCCGAGTTACCTGTGATTAAAATTTTCTTCATGCAAAATTAAATAGGTCAATGCCTACTTCCTCCTCTACTGGTTTAAATGTTGG